CGTTGGAAGGCCAAGAGCCTGTTGTTAGAGCGCGTGTCATAAGTGACGCGCCTCGTTTGGATGTTTCCGATCGCCTTTCGGCGGCGGACGTCGATCTGATCGAAGAGGGTCTACGGATCCCGATTGGCGAGACGGCTGTCGAGGAGGGCGAAATTGAAACCGGAAAACAAACGACTAACCCAGCTACGAACCCACCAGCTGTGAGTATACCCGTGTGGGCTTATCTCATTTCATGGTATTTTGTGGTAAAAGACAAGTGGTCTGGTGTTTCTAGGCTGTGGGGTGCGGTAAAACGTGGGTTTTTTAAAGCCTCAACGTTATTATCGCTCGCCGCGGTTTTGGTCACTGGGACTACTTTGGGATTGCTCGTGTTGACTGCCACTGGGGCTATTTGGTCCATTGGTTTTTTAACACTTGTTACTAACCCAATTGCTATGATATCAGTTGGGCTCTGTTATGGAGCTAATGTTGCGCGATTAGTGTGGCAAGAAAGGAAGTTCAGATCTCTTACCCCTAAGGGGGCTGTGAGTGTTGCTCTTTTGGGGGCTAGACAAGCTAAAGATTTCTTGATGCGACCAAGTATTGTTGCGCTCGTTACGACCTATGGGCTTTTCCTGTCGGTGTACTTTTTTTTCGTCCTTATGAAGGCGAGGAGGCACCAATTTGTCAGGGAGGGCATTGGGATGGGTTCTGCTGCTAGTGTTATGGCGGGGTGGTTTGTTCAGTGTGGACTTATCGCTGCCACTGTTACCGGCTTGTCTGAAGGGGCTCGAGCTTTTAATCAGTACGTTAATACGTTTAAAAATGTTGAGTACGTGGTGAAGCACTTTGAACCGAAGAGGGTCACGTTGACTAAGCGGGTACTAACTCTAGTACTATGGCATGGTCAAGGTTTTGACGTTTTCTTTGGGGATGATGTGATAGCCCGTACGAAATATGCTGACGTGGAGCTTGCTAAAGTCCCAAAAGACGAAGAATTGGCAGATTATTTCCTCAAGCACCCCGTTGTTGCATCTTCGTGGGTGACTTTTATGAAAAAACAAGGGCGTTTGCCCGATACTTGGTTTGACGATGGAAAGGTCTCGCTGGGTGGCTCCGTTGATCTCGGTACTTTTCCGAGCGCGGGACCAACTCAACCCGGGAAACCGGTTTTAGTGGCTGAAGACATCGCTGACCTGTTGAAAAAAGAGGTTAAATCATGCCATTGTGCGTGTGTTGTTGCCAAAGAATTGCCTGATGAAGTTGACATTATGGCTAGAGTTACTGACTTTTTTAAAAATCACTGGAAAGGTCTCGTGACGGTTGGATTGATTATGGTTGTTGGAACAGCAGTTATTTTTGCTAGATCCCAGCCAAATATTCCAGTCATTGAGATCGGACCGGAAGAAATTGAACCGAAGTTTCCTTTATTGAAGGAGGCCAAGGAAAAAGGTGAGAACTCAAATAAGGCCAAAAATAAGGGGCCAGCTAAAAAACGTCCTGGTTTTAGACACCGTCCGCGTCCGCGGATTCGGTTGTCTGAGGCTGATTACAGTGCTTTTCGTAAAGCGTGTGAGAACAAGGACTATGAACTGGCCGCCAAATTGGGAGGCTATGCCGATGTCAACGAATTTATGGACATGTTGGTGACGACGCATTCGCAGAATGCAGAATTAGAAGAACAAGAATTGCGCGAAACTAAGAAAATGGCGGAGCGTTTGATTAAACAAGACAGGATTGACGACGTTGAAGTCGAATATCTGGAGAAGAGTAAGCTTGGTAAGACTGACGAACAGCTTGAACATGAGGAGCGTGAGGAGCGCCATAAGCGCCCCAAACACCACAACCCCAAGCGAGGGGAAACTCGTGGTGAATGGGACGACGAAGGCAAAACCTCCGCTCTTTCGGGTGGTGAAGGAGAAAAAATGGACAAAGTTATCGTACCTCTAAAACCTGTTCAACAGATTGTGGCAGCCGGCGATGCTGGAGGAAAGACGACCGATGTTAAGACCTTTGTTTTCATGGGAATCCCCCTATTTTGGTGGACTCGTGAGAGGTCTACGGAGTTGTTCCAAACAGATCGAACTGTCATGATGGTTAAGGCTAGACAAGCCAAACAGGAAAGAGAAGCCGCGGCGATTGCATCTAGGTTTAAGAAAGAAGCTAAGGTGCCTGATGGCGGCGTGCGAACTTTTGTTTATACTCCAAACCACGCAAGTGTGTTCCCCGTTGTTGATGAGTCGGGGAGTAAAGTTGGTTTAATTACTAAAGTTTCGGTTACGGAAAATGGCTTGAAGAAAGTCATGTATGTTACTGATTACCACATTTTGACGGATTACGGCAAAGTTTACGCTGTTGTTTTGAAACAAAGCGCGAAAGGTGCCGGTGGAAATCTGTTGTGGACTCAGGAAAAAACTGTTCCTCTTAGGATAGAGGACGGTGCTCATTCTCCGGAGCATGACCTGTCTTTGTTGAAAGATTTGGGTTTGTCTGGGCCAGCCCTAATTTTGGGCGATGGTGGCTATGAATTGAGTGACGTGAATGTGATCGGTTGGTACGAGAGTGTCATGCCTATCAATTCGGAACAACGACTCGTTTGGCAGGCAGAAATGTCGTGTCATGAGTTTTTTGAAATTTCAGGTGAAAACATTTATCATAAAGCGTTTACTGCCCCAGGGTGGTGTGGTGCGCCTTTGTTTTCCACTAAGAATCCTAATTTTTGTTTTGGGATACATAAAGGGGCTTGTGGCCCGGTGAATGTTGCTACGTATTTGGGAAAGGGAGTGCCTGATGCGGGTGTTACGGCATCCGATGGTGCGCCTTTGCTTCTCCCTACGGTTGAAGCTATCCAGTATGTGAAACATGGTCACTCGGGTTATGAGATGATTAAACCCTGTCCTTGTGAAGGCGAGTATAAATTCCTGAAACCTGTTGGGAATATTGGGATGATGCGCTTGAAATTGGATGATGGCGCTCCCAATATGGTGGTCGAGTGTGATTACGCCGCTAGATTTGTGAGTAAAGATTCTCCTATAAGGGAGTGTTGCAAAGATTATGCGGTAGTGTTGCCTCGAAAGTTGAACGTTGGCGTTGCTATCTCTAAATGGGAAGTTGAACGCGTTGATGAATACAAGAAAGACCCGTCGTGGTCGCTTATTCACCAAATTTTGCGGTCTAAGCTTGCTTGGCCACTTACTGTCGCTCCTAATTTGGAGGATGGTTTTAAAATGGTGACTGCGACCTCAGTCGGGTGGGCTCTTCGGCAGAAGGGTTTTTCCAAAAAGGGGCAAGTGCTCCTTAGGCCAAATTTTATTGACTTTATCTTATCGTTTAAGCGGCACATTCCTATTGGAACGGTGGCGCCGAAAACGGAGATGTTGGAGTTGATGGAAATTTTGAATAACAAGATTAGGGTTTTTGTTATTCCTGACATGATTTTGCTCTTTTGGCAATTGGCTTTATACTCGTCTCAAAACGAGAGGCTGAAGAAATGTGGATGGATTGCGTACGGAGTTTCCTATCAAAATGGGGGCTTCGATGGTATGATGTCTCGTTTATCAGCTATAGAAGAGTTTTTTGCTGGGTTGGAGTGGGATATTTCACGTTGGGATAAACGATTGCCTCTTATGCGGCTTATTTATGAATTGCGAAATGAATGCGCTCTACTTGTGCGTGAGGACGCCCAGAAACTCGTGAGAGAAGCGAGAGAATGGGCGACCAAACACACGGTGGAGAGCTTGATTTTGTTGCCTAATGGCGATATTGTTTTCAAAGACATTGGTAATGACTCCGGGAGTGGAAATACCACACCAGATAATTGCATTGGGCATTTGGCTGTAGTGGTGTGTATGCTGGTTTGGGCTTTTGAAGCCAAATTCGGTAAGCATCCATCTCCAGAAGAAGTGGAGGCCAATATGTTTTGTCTTTATGGAGACGATGCGCTAGGAGCAATAAATGAAAAATTTTCGTTTCTGTTAAACCAAGCATGGGTTGCCGACCGTCTTAAAAAGGCGTTTGGATTTGAACTTAAGAGGCTTGTTGGTCAACCGGCCATGGAGGGATTGTCCTTTCTTGGAGCAGTCGCACGTATCGAGAGAAATGTGTGGATACCGGAGTATAATTATAAGAGAATTTGTGCTAGTGTGATGTATGACCTCGGGCGTAAAAAACCTGACGCTACTCTCACTAAGTTGTTAAGTGTGCTTTATTTGTCTTATTGCCATGCGGGTCTTTTTGAAGAGATCCGCAAATTGTATGTAGAAGTTTTGAATGTCGTCCCTTCATCCAGCGTGTCTGACAGTCTCAAGGGGTGGATTCCCACTCGTGAGGTAGTTGGACGCATGTGGAGGGGGGAGGAGGGAGGTTCTAATTTTTACTTTCTCCAATTATCGGCCGATATGACAGAGGAGGGTACAAAATTTCTCGTAGAGGGAATGCATGGCAAGCAAATTAAAGCTATCAAAGATCAAACCGAGCGAATCCGCTCGTTCCGTAAAGGATACGGAGGACAAAATCAAAGTCCAGGAAAGCGAACTTTCACGCCTCAAGGAGGAGGAAGTGGAGATGGGTCAAGAAATCCAAAAACTTTTAGCGGAGGTGGAGTCCCTGACAAGGGATTTGTCAAAAAAGGCGGTTCCGCCGGCGGAAGTGCCAAAAGCGGAGAACTTTATCGACTCGGCCCTAAAAACAGTGGGGTCGTTCATTCCGATTCTTGGGCCCCTGATCGGCGGGTTACTTTGAAGGAAGCGGCGGCGCATAGTCGCAAGTTGATGGCTATTTCTGGTGTGCATATTTTCAAATCTAAAGAGGAGGCGAAATTGTACGCAGAGAAAATGAAGACTGTCACACCGCAACTTTTGGAGGCGCTCGCGCAGAAAAAGGAAGCTCATGCACAAGTTCACGCTGCTAAAGCGGCGTACGCTGATAAATTGATGACCTCGAAATTGGGGGCTCCGGCTCGTATCCATGACAAAATTGTTCGGGCACAAGCTTATTTGGAGAAGACCTCGGAAGCGCTGAAGAAGCTCGAAGAGGGGATTTCCCATCCGATTCCTGTGATAAATTCGTTCCGGCTCGACTCTCAAATGTTTCATGAAGAAGAGAAAGTTGAGAAGTCTGATGACGGAGTGATTGTTCAGGGTTCGGAGTTTTTGTCGTCTGTTGTGAGTGGAGTTGGAGGGTCGGGTGTGCCGATTTTCTGCCACCCCCTTTCGCCAGTTGCGTTTGGGGGAGGTAGGCTCGGTGCATTTGCTGACCTCTACGACATGTATCAATGGACAGAACTAATTTTTGAATGGATTCCGACCGCGGGGTCGGACCATGGAGGTTCTGTGGTGGCATTTTGCGACCCAGACATTATGGCTGATGCTTCGAACGCCGAAACTGGAGACGCGGCGCTCCGTGATGCTACTTCTCGACCTGGTTCAGAAATGAATCAGATCTTTTTGCGCACTGCTTATGGGGTTAATTTCCCCCAGCAGGCCGTATTTTACACGGCTAACACGGATTCGCCGAATCTCATGTTCTCCGGTCTTTTTTCAATGATTAAGGTCGGAGCAATGGCGACTCAGAGCATTACTGATGCTATTGGGACAATTATTGTTCACTACAAGATCAAGTTTCTGCAGGCGAGCTCCCTTCGTAGTACCACGTTTATGAACGTGTATCCTGCGTCGGGGACCGTCCTGTGGTTTGGATTTAATCAAACCATCAATCAGTCCTTTTATGTTGGGGCTGCCGCTTGGGAAGGCACCTTTGGGCTTTTGCCCCTTGGTTGCATTGGCGTTTGTACAGTGGCGTCTTTTGTGGACGTCACCACGCCTGCCTCTTGGCGTTCTCTCCGTGCGGGGGAAAGTAAGTATGCTGTTACAGTTGCTATTGGTACGCGGTTGTGGTTCCGCAAAACTCCAGACAACAACAGCTTGCTCTTTTTTCCGTCGGCGGGAACGGCCATTGAGGGGCATAACGCGGCGACAGACCCAGGTGATACTTCTGACGTGCTTACTAATAGCGCCACGAATGTTATCATTGTTGGGACATCCATTTCTTTTTACGACGTGAAGATTTGGGCTCTGCCGGACTCGACGCAGTAGTTGGGCCGGAAAACCTGGTGTGAAATATGACCGGGTGGTATCCAC